TACTTGTGCTGATGCAGATGATGGAGATATCATAGCTCCTCTTACTGGCTCAGGACCAAAGTCATAGTCTTCATATACTCTTGGGTACATAAATGTTGACATAGGTGTTGGTAATGGTTGTACAGGCATAGGTAATACACCCGGATCTAGCATCTTAGTTGCATAAGCATTTAAGTCAGCTACTGTTCTATCTTGTTTAATGTTACGTATTGCACTTTCAGATGCAGTTGTAGCGTTTTGTAATGATAGATCTAATAATGTTAAAGCTGTCGCTGCTTTCAGTGTTGCTACACTTCTAGCTTTTGCTACTGATCTACCAGTCTGCCCTCTTGCTCGTATCGCACCTTCGGCTAAGATACCATCAATGTAGGCTGTGTTTTGTTCATATCGTTTTTCAGCTTGTATTTCTGCTAACGACTGACGTTCATCCATTCGAGCTGATCTTTCTTGCAAAGCATTCAGACCTAACTGTTGTTCAAATATAGCGTTAGACTTAGCATACATACGTTCATTCGTATCTTGCTGTTTGTTACGTATCTGTAACTGATAATTATATTGTCTAGCAGCTGAGGCATCTTTGAACCCTGCGAGCTGTCCTTCTTGCCTAGCTCTTTCTTCTATTTCTCTTACTTTAAATTCACGATCAGCAAGCATTTTCTGCTTGTCCATCGCCCATCTTTCTTTGTTGTATTCATACTGAGCTTCTGTTGCATTGTTACGCTCTTGCTGTGCTGATTTAGCTGCATTAGCTTGCTTATTAGCTCCGTATATACCAACGGCTGCTCCGACTATGGGAGCTATAATACCAAACATTAAGTCCTCCTGTAAAATCTAGGTGAGTATATTCCTTCCCACATCATAGAGTTTAGAGAGACTGGGAACGGTGTGTCGTTAAATAATCGTAGTGTAAAGTTATCTGTTTTCTGATGTATAGGTAGTGTAAATACTGTCTGATTTGCTAGTGGTATATCATTAGCTAGATAATTGTCAGCTATGATCACAGGATTTAAGTTATACCACTCATCTAAATATATCAATATTTCATCAGCACTGTAAACAAGTATGTTATTAGTTCCTGATGCTGGTGCTGTATCAAAATGAATAAATTGTTTTACTATATCAAAATCTGTAGTTTCTACACCACCTATTTTAACTTTAATTCTGTCACGGTTAGTAGGTACAAAAGTTAAATCAAATGTTTTTAAACTTCCATTGCCACTAAGAGTTTTCAATTCACTGGATGCAGCAGTTAAAGTAATTTTAGGTAGTGTAGTTGTTGTATCTACAGTATATGCAGAGGTTACTACATTATTTATTTTAACTTTAATTTGGTCATCATCTATATAATCAAGATCTGTAGGATCCCATTCGTATACTGTAGTAGTACCATCTGCTGTATAGCGACGTTTACCTTGTCGTATACCTTTAGATCTTAATTTAAAACCCATCACACCTGATAGACCTACAGCAAACTTCATACGTGCTATTGTAAGATTCGAGCTAAAGTCACTGCGTTTCATATCATCGTCTACTCTGTAATATGTCTTAGGTAATATAATATCAAAGTCATATTTATATCCTACTATAACATCACTTGCTACACTTGTCAAGTTTTTAAATGGTACTTTAAAATATGTGTTACCACCTTCAACTACACGTTCTGGTGTAATAGTAAAACCAGATTCAATAAACTGACCTGTAGCTGTATTACCTTTAATTATAATTACAGGTGTTAGATTAGTAGGATCATTGTATGGTATAAAACATTTACTAAAGTTACCAGCTGTGTCAAATGTGACAGAGCTAGCTGTAGCATACAAATCTATACATGGATTCAGTCTTTGACCATCATTGTTAACAATAATAGCGTCGTCAGGACTCTGACTCAAGCTAGCTCTACTGAGTGTAACCTGATTACCTTGTTTAGTAACTGCAAAAAACTCATCAGAGTCAGCGGCTACAGTTTGTACATTACCGGGTGCTTCCCAGTTAAACCATGTCCGTAACTGTACTTCTTTACCTTCGACATATTGTCTAAAGAAATATATGTAACGAGAACTCTGTCCAGAAAATGCAATAAATTGGTTTTGTGGACTAGCAATTAAAGTGTCAATCGTCGCTGGTATCCACTCATTTACAACTCTACCAATGTCAACTACCTGTGGGTTTTCATTTTCTCCACGTGTAACCATAGCAAAGACTCTAGTATAACTAGGTGTCTTACTAATAAAGTTAATTGTAGTACCAGTATCAACAGGGTCAATAACCGTATCCATTTCATAGTTAGCTATTGGACGTATAACTGTTTTAGTTGGTGTAAGTATACCGTCAGTAGCTCCCATAAGAAACTGTTGGTTAGCACTAAATAATACTAGACCTTGAGTAGATGGTAGTACACTATGAAGTGCAACAGGTTTGACTGTATTTGCACTTAAATCAATAGGATCTGCATCAGTCACTGTCTGTGCAGATGTATGATACAAATTAAAAAAGTCACCTGATTGACTCATAGATACAGAGTCAGCAGATAAGAACCCAAGTCTATTGTTGTGAAAGAATGACTGAGTTATTTTCTGTCCTACAAATGATGGGTGATCGTTAGTGTCATCATCGCCTACAGCTCTTGGAGTATATGTTATACGTTGAAATACAAAAGTATTAACACCTGTGTTTACTAGCTCATGTGGCATGGAGTTGTTATCCAGACCAATAGATTTATCAGGTGCAAGACCTTCTGTCCAGTATCCCGGTCCAGATACACCATTGTTAGCTACAAATTTTAAGTAATAGCTAGATGTCAAAGCACCACTGTTAATAATTTTAACAACATGGCTATCTATTGATTCTGTAGGTAACTCTGATAGTGTAGGTATTGAATCTTGAAACACCTCTAGCTGTGTACCATATATACCACCTGTACCTGTAAGAGTAAAGGATGGGCCAGCAAAACGTGTCAATCGTAAGTTATCTTTAAATTTAGTTACAACAAGATTACTAATATTTAAATTATTTATAGCTGTCTCAATTTTACCTAAAGCATCTGAATATGTATCGTCGTTATCAGTAGTAACTGTCCATGATTGCCCAGCTACTGTGCCTGTATATGTAGTATCAGTTGATATACCAGAGAGTTTAATAGTACCTTGTCTATTAGCATTAAAATTACGATCTGAGTCTGGAAACTTATTTACTACCCTAGATTTGTTTGTAATTATAGATTTATCTTGTATAGTAAGTACATCATAATCTGTACGTAAAGTAGAATTAAGATAGTTATTAGCTCCGCTTACATATGTTGGATGAGCTGTTGCACCTGTTCTAGCGTTCCAGATATAAATAGCTCCGGAAGCTGTCATGACTCCGTTATTATTATATGTAGCAGGCGTAATACACCCTATATATTTTTCAGTTTGTGTTCTATTTATGTAGAACCATTTTGAGTTATCGTATGTAGTGCCTGTACCTAGATTACTTATGTGCTGAAAGCCGGGTCTTTTTGTAAGACCAAAGGTTGGGTCAGGATAACCGTTAATACACTCCTCGACTTGACCGGGAAGTTTCTTGTCATCTGATTGTCTAGATACTCCACCTAGATAGTTGTCAACTCGTTGAGTTACTGCTGGCATTATCGTTGTAAAGCGTGAAATGGTTGATAGCTTTGGTAGAAGTTTTGAGAATCTTGTGGATGACCAAACATAGTAAACTGTCCTTGATTAGTTTCATACTCCATAGCTAAAGCTCTTTGTTGAGCTTCTTCTTGTCGCAGACGTGTGTACTGATCGTCGTCTCCTATGATTCTACCAGATACTAGGGTAGCTGCTCTGGCTGTTATAAAGTTTCGGATTGGATCTGGTAAGTCTATATAATCAAACTCCCATATTACATCACATTCGATAGGACTGTATGTCCATTTGTATGTATGGTTTTGCCTGTCATATAACTTACCGCTTCTACGCACAGCATGATAAGGTTTGTTTTGTGCGTTTTCTGTAAGTTTGATTTGTATTATATTATTAGGTATCAGTATCTCGTCGTTGTTATCTTTGTTAAATTCGTAGTGGTACTCCTTGTTGAAAGTCCATCCTTCGGATTGTACCTCTCGTGACACCTGTAACAGGGTAGCATAGGCAATCGCAACTTCCGGGTTGGTTTGGTCTAGTGTAGTTA